TAGGGGATGTACCACAAATATCCACACACAGACGCTACCCCCTCCCCCCCCCATACATCTCACCACCTAGGGTTTCTACCTAAGGGTTTCTACCTACTCGTTTACCCTATTAGGGTTTGCCCTTAATGGCCACAGATGCGAATGATTCTCATTTAGGTTTCATGCAGTGTAAGAAGCGGATGCACCTTTTTGGGTAGTCTTACTTTTCTAAGTGTTAACCCTATCCTATCCATCCCTTAGTGTTTACCCTTACCTTTGATCCTCTGTTTGGGGCTGTTGTTTATCTGCGACAATATTTAAAATACTCATTTCCATATCAGGGCGAAACCCTTGATTGTGGGCATAGTGGTATAAATCCAACACTGTTTCAAACCCTCGGCAAATATTGCCCTTACCCGCCGAAAGCAAGATGATCCTCTCTGGGTCTGTCAGTGTCCTTTGGAAATATCGGGTATTAGGTTTTGAGGGTCTGCCCATTTTTTCCTCACAATTTAATTATTTAAATAATTGTAAACCATAGTTCCAAGGGTTTCTACTGATAGGGTTTTGGAGGGGTCTTATAAATCAACAACTTACGAGAGTTGGCACGATTCTATTATGCTTATATAGTGAGAGGGTAGATTTTTAGCTCTCTCTTTCTTATCAACATTTATTAAAAGGCGTGAATTCAAAATGACTAATACCCGTGAACAATGGCTTGCAAACGCAACCACAGAGCTTAGAAGCCTCTTTAAAGCCAATGGGGTAGAGCTACCCTTAGAAGTGCGCTCAAGCTGTGGCTTCCCCTCAAAATCGGCTCTCTCAAATAAGAATCGGAGAATCGGAGAATGTTGGTCTGCTAGAGCATCAGCAGATAGCCATGCGGAGATTTTTATCTCTCCCACGATCAGCGACAGCATGAGGGTTTTGGACATCTTGGCGCATGAGCTTGTTCATGCTTGTCACCCTAACGATGGACATGGGAAGCTGTTTAAACGCACCGCTTTGGCTATTGGCTTAGAGGGCAAAATGACCGCCACAGTTGCGGGTGAGAAATTCAAGCTCTGGGCGACACCTGTTTTGGAAAGGCTTGGCATTTATCCCCATGCTGACTTGATCCCCTCAAATGCTCAAAAGAAACAATCAACCAGAATGTTGAAATGTGTTTGCCGTGATTGTGGTTATACAGTGCGAGTGGCGGGTAAGTGGCTCAATGACATGGGCGCACCACATTGCCCAGATCACGGAGAGATGGCAATCTCTTAACAGCTTAGAGGGAAGCTCGAAAGGGCTTTTCTGTGCGCTGTTGCACTATATCGAAAGGCGTGATTTTATGATGGCAAACACAAAACCAGTGTTAACTTTTAACTTAGTTGAAAAGGTTGACCCAGAGACTTATCTGGTAACTTTTTTGGTTGTTAACTTTGAGGGTGAGATTTTTAATTCTTTCGCTGACCATGAGGGCAAAAAAGCGTTTGACGTTTGGATGTCCTATTTGACTCAGGATGAGAAAACCCAGTGGGATAACTACATTCTTAAATGCGAAGCTCAAGATGAGGTTTGGAATGAGCAACAATGCGAACGTATGCACTTTTCATACAACTAAATAAACTTAAAGGCTTAAATTATGTCAGTAATCACTAACCCAGATCACATCGAACAAATGCGCCTCTTGACCTTGCGTCAAGCTCTCAAGCTCGAAATGATGGGCATGAAAAAGAGAGGAAAGAGCGCTTATGCAATATTGAATCAAGAGGGCTTCAAAGGCACTAAGCAAGAGATATTCGATCAACTCTCAGAGCTTCGCATTCAGTGGCTTGGTGAGAGCGTTTAAACAGTTTCTCTTGAGCCACTGTGACAGAGTGGCTTGGGATGCACTGTTGCATTATTTGAAAGGCTTTAAAAATGACTTACGATTTTGAAAACATGGTTCAGGCTTCCCGTTGGAATGCTCTACACAATGCGGCAAAGACTATGCGTGAGCATGGCGGTGGCTTTGCGGGTTCTATGGCTGAGGCTTGGCAAAAGGCAGACAAAACAAACAAAACCAGAATTGAGGAGGCTTTCCCTGATCTGTTTTTCAGATTTATGAGTGAGGCTGATCGTTCTTACTTTGGCGACAAAATTCACTGAAAGCGTTTAAACATTATGTCTAATTTCAAAGAAACTCTGCTCGATGTCTTAACCTGTATCGGATTGGGGCTTGCCCTCTGTTGGGGTCTGTTGGCTTATTTCGATATATTGGTAAAGTGAAATTCCAACGGGTAGGCTCACGGGTTGGGTCTATTCGGTGCAATGTCGCATCATTTAAAAGGTGTCAATCGTGAACAATCCATTAGCGCAAACAATTTGCCAAGCCTTCGACCAAAATCAATACTACTCAAAGTGTTTAAACACTGCCAGAGCCAATGCCCAAGCCATGTTATCAGGGCGCACCCATTACGTTGATGATTCAACCTTGCGTTACTTCAACAGTCGCATAACATCGGCTCAACCTTCGACCTTTGGCTTGTTCTTTCTCATAACCGAATCGGTGGGAAAAGAAAGTTATGGTGGAAAACGTGGTTTTAGAACTGTCCTCTTTGACATTAACGGACAAGTTGTCTATCGCCCAAGTCTTGAAGAATTAGAAAACACTTCGACCAAAGCGCAGAAAACTTTTTACGCTTGGTTTGAGTCTTTCAATGCTGAGACTTACTACAAAGACCAAATCAAAGAGAAGATCATTAAAACCAACAGACAAGCGAGTTATCTGGAAGAGTGTTTAAACGCACTAAATGAGGCGGTTTCAGTATGAATAAATACACAATCACTCACGGCTCAATCGCTTCTGTTCAATATGTTACCTTACCCGATGGGCAAAAGGTAATTGTGACCGACGCACAAGATGGCTCAGAAACAGAATTGCCGAAATTACCTATGGAGGTGCAAGCCTATGTTAATCGTCAGTTTGGTATTGTTTTTTATTTGCCTTACGAAAGCCGACAAGAATTTATTGATAACTCCATTCCTTTTGAAATAAAGGTGAAGCCATGAGAAACCCTCCAAGTGGCTTCAAGCCAAGATCATTTGACGAGCGCATTTGTGATCTCGACCATTTGCAATTCACGCACAAGAAACGAGCTAAACGAGGGTTTTATTATTGGTCAGAGAAAAGCCCAGACCAAATATTGCACGAGTTTCATTTGTCAGACTTTGCCAAGTGCAGAGCGTTTAAACAACTTAGGGTTCAATCATGACCAAACAAGATATTCAAGAGCTTGCAGAAAATGCTTTGCATGAGGCTTGCCGACACATTCAAGACGCTTTAGGCGTGAAAACTGGAGACACTGCGGGTATGTTTTTCTGCGGTCAACAAGAGGACGAAATACACCAAATTTTTTGTCGATATATTGAAACTGAGTTAATGTTTAAAACAGAATGAATTGGAAAACAAAATGACACAATTACAAGCACTCACACAATGCCTAGTTTTGGCAATAACTGCACCAGATGACCACAAAGCTAAACGAGCAAGCGAATTAGCGGAAGAAATAGCTAGAGGGTTATCGGTTGACCAAGTAGAAGATTGCAAGGCGCAAGCTCTTGAATTGGTGGAGGCATTATGACTTTTAGAACTTTTCTCATTGAGTTTTACCCATACCCTGATTGTGTTCACGCTGAGTACGATGAAACAAGCGCAGAATCTTTAGAGGATGCGGTGGCTGAACTTAAAAAGTATCACCCAGAAGCTGAGATTTTGAACACCTATATACACACAGCGTGTTTAAACGGCCTATGATTTATGCTTGCATTGCCCTAGTTCTGCGAATACTTGGCGGGAAACGCTAAACCCTCAGACCCTCTCAGGAGGGTTTTTTCTTGTCTCACGTAGGTTGGGATGGGCAAGCCCCTAAAAGAGGCTAGAAAGGGCTTTTAGAGCCTTTGGTGGGCATTTCCTCGCATAATCTGCGGATGGTTTCGTTCAATGCCTCTATCTGATCCATTTTAGCAATCGACCACGCTCTACGTTGCCCATGCCATCCCATTACAGGGTTGCGGTGGCAATCGACACACAAAGCGATGCAAGTGTATTGAAGCCCTTGTTTGTAATGGTGGGCTTCGCTTGGTGGTGGTGCTTCACAGACTGAACACGGCAAAGACTTGACCCTTGCAAGGTGTAGCCTCTCCTTTGCGTTCAGCTTGTTGTTCATTGGGTGGCTTTTTGCTCAATACGGGCAGAGTATTGCTCTGTGCGCCACACCTCAATTCTTGCTTGTGCCGCAGTCATAAGCCAGCGAAAACGCTCCTCCCTCTCCACGGCTTGCCTGATTCCTTCTAAGATTTCGATGTAGTCGGCATGGGCATAAGCAAAGGTTTCCTGTTTTCCAAGAACTTCTGTTCCCGCTTGACTCGCCAGTTGAGCCTTGCGTGATTTGCGAAACTCCTCTAAATACATTCTGTCGGCCTTCGCTTTTGCATACAAAGGCGCAGTGTCAATTAGAAACTGGATTGCTTTGGTGGGTTCGTTCATACATCCTCGGTTTTATAGTTCAGTTTGTGATGCTGAAACCGCATTGCAGCTTCACACTCCAACTCTTTAAAAGACTCATCGCTAAACAAACCGATGCAGTTGCGACCCTCAAACCAAACCTCACGAATTGACTCGTTAAAGGTGGAATCTAGGTCTTGCTCGTATTCGTAAACTACTGTCACCACTTCGCTACCCGCACCTACTGTTGTGTCAAATTCCCATGTATTCATAATTGGACTCCTGTTAAAAATTAAATATTATCAAATTGTTTGCGTAATACCATAGGGACTTACCCTAATGTTTGAATCATTCTTAAAGCGGCTTCTGGGTTATCAATTCTGCACAAAGTACTTCCCGACCAATTCTCAAAAAAGTCTGTTTGTAGCTTGGTAAAACGCTTTTTAGAGTTTGTTTTGATCTCTACCAGAAAGGTGTGACCCTTGTAGCCAACTAGCAGATCAACTGGTAATCCAATGATCCAGACGTAAGCACCTGCAGCCCTTAATGCGGACACAATTTGCTCTTGGTTAGCATCAACTCTAGCGGCATATCTCATAGAAGTGTCCCATCTCTTGTGTATTCGCCATGATGTAGTTGAAGGTGGCTTTTATATGCCTGTTTTGCATCTTCTAATGATTCAAATCTTCCGATATGTATCTTTTTATTTTTAGCCCTAAGTTGAGCAAACCATTTTTTATGCGCCTTATCCCAAGTTACACCTTTTACACCGCTACTACCTAATTTGGTTTTCATATTCCATGCGTTTTGGAAAGATGTAACTTCTCTTAAATTTTCAATTCGGTTGTCATCTCTGATTCCGTTTATATGGTCAAGTATTTTTGGTAAATACCCATGATGGTATAAAAATATAGCTCTATGGCTATAAATGTATTTGTAGTTTATTTGAATATGCTCATAACCATTTTTACACTTTGAACCAGCTTTTTTACCTTTACATTTTTTTGTAAATCTATCTACTTTCCAATATAAATTTCCATCCTTGTATTCAAACAATTCATGCAATTCTTCTTTGGTCATAAAAGTTGTCCTTCTCTCATTTGTTGCATATAAAAACGGATTCTGTCCCTTGCACCTATGCCGTAGATTCGTTCTGCTCTCTCAAGTCTGGCACGAATAAGGTCTCTGTTTTTACTTCCTTCCCAATTACGATAGAGTTCCCTAGCTTCGGCTTGCTCAAGGATTACTCTATCGCTTGGGCCTTGAATGTTTCTTCTACTCCAAGTCACCAGTTAACTCCAATGCTTTGTTTATCAGGTGTATCGGAAATGGTACGCCTTCACGCACCTTGTCTAATAGTCTCATAGCTTGAAAATAATTCAAAATACCTGCTCCTTATCGTCATACCACTGAGCAACAGTTTTTACCTTCAGTTCTGGTAAATCAGAAAAAATGCGTTTCTTTTGCGGTGTGTCATTAGCCCATTGATGTTTAGAGCATTTAGGCTTATCGCCATCAGCCCTAACTGCCCATAAGTACCCACATCCATCAACTGAGCAATATGTTGAATATTCAAAGTCATCTTTTTGTTTTGCGTCTGGTTTAGCGAATGTCATTTTGCGTATTTCCCATCAATAATTTTTGCGAAGTTTGTGGCATTTGTAATCCACTCCAAATCTGGCAACCAAGTTCTGTCTTTGGTTTTAAATCCGTTTGCCAAAGAAGAATCATTTGCTATGTAGCCAAAGAATGAGTCCCACCACTTCAACCCATCTTCTTTAGTTTTGTAGCCTTCAGGAGAGTAGTTCGATGGCTTGGCAGCTTGAATCCATCTTGACTTTAAAACTACCTGCCGATTACCTTCCCAAACTCTTGGCTGAGTAAGGTGTGGTAAATGCTTTTTGTAAAGCAAAAGAATATCTTGATGTGGACAAGTTGGCAGACCCTCTGCCGACAAAGATACTTTAGTATCTTGTTTCTTAATTGAAGATATAGGTGAAGGTGAAGGTGAAGGTGAAGGTGATGTGCCATCTGCCGAGCATACCTCCAAGTATGCTTCATCTATGCTTGGAGCATTTTTATCCTTCCATCTAGCCTCAGCCCCAGCCTTCCCACGATTAACATTTACTTGTTTATTGTGTTGAGCTTTAACCATCTCTGATTCAATTCGAGGTTGAATCCATAAGCCATCTTCTACTTGAAAGAATGCTTTAAGCATAGTCCGAGCATTGCTCCAAGCATCGGGAGATAGTTTTGTTATCTGTGCAAGAACTTGGTCATTGTCAGGCGGTGCGCCATTTTTCCAATAATCCATGATAAGCAACAGGTATGCACCATGCTGTTCTGTGGTCAACCTAGAGGTTGCAGAAAGGTAATCCGCTATGTATAGCGGCATCCAAATATCGACTTTGGTAGCCATAATTTTTCCTCGCTCTGTCCTCCCTCTTACAAAAAGAAACAATGGAAGGAGGGGAGGCTCTCTTTTCGATAAGGTAGCTACCCCTTATCTATCCATGCTTCAAAACATTGTATCAAATAAATTGATTGTTGGTAATTTCATTTGTTGGTTTTCTGCCAAACAAACGAACAGCCTGTGCGTTCATAGAAGCATATTCAGACTTAGTGAAGATGCCTTTTGCGTTTCTGATGTCAAACGGGTTTAGCAGATCACGAGGCTCTTCTACCTTTTCAGCCTCAATCATGTGTGGCTCTAGGGTGTACTGAGAAACCCAAGAACGACCCAACTTAATTTTCCCAATTTTTAGCTTCTTCTTGTAGCTCATCTTTGTGCAACAAGCTGCAATAGATAGTCTTGGAATGCCAGTTAAATCCTCTATTTGGTAGGAAGTAAGTGGGCCGTTTTGTAATGCTCTGATAACTGCTTCTTGGGTCATTTGTAAAGGTTCTCTAGGTTGATTGTTCGGTTTAGATGGAGTTCTAGCGTTCTGGCAAGCAAAGCTGTTACAGCCGCATCAAAGTCCTCTGGTTCGGTTGTATAAGCATCTGCCATTGTTTGAGAGTACCCAAGCAAGGCTTCAGCGCATCTTTTTTCAAGTATTTCAGTTTTCATGCGAGTAGCCTAACATGATAAAAAAGTTGCGTAAATTAGGGAAAACCCCTATGTAAATTCAGGAAACTGTGTGGCACATTATCGGTGTGGGCAAACAGTAACCCACGCTTAACAGGAGTAAATATGCCGATTCTTAATGGAAAAAAGGTCATTGACCTAGAGATAGATGGAGTAGATAGCAGTGATTATCCAGACTTCTGTAACGCCTACTTCTCAAGTGGATGCTACGAAGATGGAACACCATTGACAGACGATGAGTTGAACAAACTTACTGATCTAGCTGGTGATGTTGTGTGGGAAATGGCTTTCGATAGTCTCACATGAAAACACTATTCCAAACCTATGTGTCAGAGTTCTCAGACATACACTACTGCCCCTATTGTTTGACAATCAAAGGGGATAAAATAGTTTGCTGCCAAGAAGCAGACTTTATCGAGTTCAAGGATTTATATCCTGAACAACAAAAAGAGATTATTCAACAAGAGTTAAACGAAAATCAAAGGAGTTAATATGTCAATAGAAGCGTTACTTAAAAAAGATGTCAATTCTCATACAGAGAAGAAAAACAACCTGACCTACCTATCGTGGGCTTGGGCATGGGCAGAAGCTCTTAAAGCTGATCCTACCGCTACCTACAAAGTAGAGATGTTTGGCGACAAGTGTTTCATGGACATAAATGGTACGGCAATGGTGTTTGTTACCGCGACCATGTTTGGCAAGCCAATGACCTGTCAATTGCCTGTGATGGACTACAGAAACAAGGCCATCCCTACTCCCGATGCGTTTGCGGTAAACACTGCCATCATGCGTTGCATGACAAAGGCTTTGAGTCTGCATGGCTTGGGTCTATACATCTATGCGGGTGAAGACTTACCTGAAGAGGGCAGATCAGTAGTGATTACACCTACTCAAGGCGCACAAAATGACGTTCCAATTGAGGAACTAAGGTATCTTGAAGAAGTGGCAATAGAATTGATTGCCATGTGTGAGCAAGGTGATCCAAGGGCAGCCTTGGTTAGGTTGGATGAAGAGAACTTAGATAACGAGCAAAAGATCGCTCTATGGACTCTCATGCCTAGTAAAGTGCGTTCAGCTTTGAAAAAGGCTAAGGAGTTATAAATGCTTACGCAAAAAGAAGCGCAAGAATGTTTTGATTACAAAGATGGAATTTTGTATTGGAAATTTAGAGCAGCCAATCGTATAAAAGTCGGTAGTCCAGCAGGATCAATTGATCCATCAACTGGATATCATAAAACATACGTTTATGGGAAGTTTTATAAAACACATAGAGTTATATTTTTGTATCACCACGGCTATTTTCCAGAGTTTGTTGACCACATTGATGGCAATAAAATTAACAACAAGATTGAAAATTTAAGGCCAACTACAAAGTCTCAAAACGCTATGAATCAAAAAGTTCGTGCAGACAATAAGAGTGGAACAAAAGGAGTTAGATGGCATAAAAGAGATAAAAAATGGTTAGTACAGTTAAAAGTCAATTCAAAGAGTCATAGTTTTGGATATTTTGAAGACAAAGAGTTAGCAGAGTTAGTAGCAATGGAGGCAACAAATAAGTTGCACAAAGAGTTTTCAGCATACAAAGGAGTGTTAAATGGAAAATGATCGACAAAATCGGGATAACAGTGGCGTACTTTTTCGCAATGACAAACGTGAGAACGAGAAAGCTCCAAATTACAAAGGCAACATAACTGTTGATGGCAAAGACTATTGGCTCAGTGCATGGGTAAAAGAAGGCAAGTCAGGCAAATTCATGGGTCTAGCAGTATCACCCAAAGAAGACTATCAGCCCAAACAAGCCCCTAAGAAGGCAAGTTTTGAAGATTCTGACCTGCCCTTTTAGGAGAAACAAATGAACTATTACCCTGAACCAACTCCAGAACATAGGGCAATTTTGGCTAGTGCACAAAGAATTGACCACAATCCAACTGTAGAGGAAAACCTTGACGAGAGGATTCGTTATCTTGAATCAGAGTTAAAGCGAGTGAAAGAATCAAAAGAAAGTCTTGGCCCATTGTTGAAGATGCGGATTCGAGACATTCGACAGGCAATGGATTTCTGAGTTAATATAAACCCGAGGGGAGAGCTGTGCAAAGGATTTTCCTAGCTTGCAGACGAGCAGTTTTCCCCTCACCCAATAGGAGTCAATGATGAGAGATATTTTTAACAACATGAAAGATTCGATGGAGAGATTCTTTGGTACAGAACCATTTAAGTTGGTCAGAAACCAAGACCCCACAACGAGCCATCAAGCGGCTCAAGCAGTAGATAGCACCAAGCTAGAACAAATGGTCTACGAGGCCATTAAGAGCCATCCAGAGGGGTGTATATCAGACGAGATACTAGAGATGTATCCAAACTACCCATATTCCTCAATAACAGCAAGGTATCGTGCTTTGTTGGACAAGGATTTAATTGAAGTAACGGGTGTCAAACGTGGCAAATTTGGCAGAAATCAACGGATTATGCGGGCCACAAAATGACACCTAACATAATGAAAGCCGTTAAGGATGTCTACACTCAAGGCGACCCAATGGACTACACATGGGTTGATCTTGGTGAGTTTGACCATATGGAAGATGCTAAATACGATAAGGTAATGAACGCTATTCCTGATTTATTTAACTCTGACCCAAAAGACTTGATGTTGCCCTTTGAGCAGATGGGGATAGTTCGTGTGTCATCTTCTGTTGGTAAGCCCATTAGTATTACTCTTGATCGCACAGATAGTGAGTTGATAGCGAGATTGCGTAGTGCTTCTGGCGATTGCGGTGCAATACGCAGTACAGGTAAAGAGCATTTTGTTTCTTTGCCACCAAACCAAACTGCCGAAAACGTAATTCAACTCATACGGGATGGAGGCATGGAATGTTCCACAGAAGGCATGACTGCTGAGCGTTATGTATTTGAAATATGGAGTTCAATGGTCAGCCATCAGTATGCGGAATATATGCGTAAAGCAATGGACATGCACGAGAGAACCCGTGTTTACAAAGCATTACCATCAGCATCCAACAGTAAGCGCATCCGCAGAAACAAGCAGCCATTGTTTGAGTGGAAGGTTATTGACGTTACTGCCAAACCAGCGACACACGACATTGTGGCTACTGGGAATGGTCGCAATAGCCCTAGACAACACAAAAGACGTGGACACTTTAGGCAATACAAGGATGGGCATAGAAGTTGGATACCTGAGTCCTTGGTCGGCAAAATAGAGTTTGGATATATTTATCACAGTTATACAACGGAGAAACATTAATGTTAGAAAAACCACCTTATTCAAAGATTAGCTATCCTTCAGTGGCAAACAAAGAATTTAAATGGTCTACAGGATCAGATGTCCAGGCACTTTGGAGAAAGCATGGATGGACTCCACCTTCAGAGAAGATGCTGCCACCACCACCTGAGAAGCCTCAAGAGTTTCCTCTTCGCAGGGTAAGATAAATGGGCATTATCAGAACATGGCTCAATGACCATGAATTCATTGATAGACCAGACCGAAACGAAGTGCTAGAGGAGGTTGCCAAGGAGTTCGACAAGATGAAAGCCTTTGGTGACACTGCACAGAGTTTTGCTACCTTTGTGAGGGATATGAAGTCTTGCCCACCCTGTCATGGGAACTGTTACCAAGGCAGAACCTGCCCCAAAAGGGACAAATGTCTAATAAGCCTATAAGCTACTTAGCCAATAGGTAAAGACCTATATTTGAACTAGCGTAACCTGCATAGACAATCGCCATGTGCGGGTTACCTTTCAAAAACTGCTCTACCGCTATGTAAGCGTAGATCAAGCCTGTCAAAGCAATCAACCAAGCACTCAAAATGCACCTACATCAATCACTTCGCCTCTAAACTCAATCTGATTCTCATCAAATTTATGGACGAGTTCAGGCCATAAAAGCTGACCATTGAAGAAGTTTAACACCGCAAAGCCCGATCTGTGATTAGCAGGGTTTATCTCAGCATAAGTAAATTGTGGGCCATCTGTCTCAGCCAAAGTGCCTGTATCTACCCCAAAACGATTGCCGTTATAGTCAGCAAATGGCGTGACCTTTAAGGAATGTAGATGACCCGTCACAATACTAACACCCGCATTGATAGTGTTGTTGTGAGTGGCATGAACACCACCCTTATATCGGTGCTTGATAATACATTGTTCGGTAGGCCATACCGCCCAACAAAACTCCCAATCAAGAAAGTGGTCTGTCAGCTTAAAACCTAATACTTCTTTGTATTGTGGTGCGTGTTGCGCTAAACGATTGCCGAATCTAACATCGTGATTACCCCATGTCCACAGTAGCTTTACATTATGTCGGACAGACTTTGCAATCTCCTCTATTTCGTTAAGCGCACCCTGACAGGCTTTTAACTCTTGAATAACAGTAGTCGCTGGTTGTTCAGTTACGTCATGGCGAGAGATAGAAGCCCCATCAAACGCATCTCCGTTACAGATGATGGCTTTGGGTTTGAACTCTTGGATAGCCCATAGAAGCCCTTTAAATGCTGTTGTTCGTTGACCAGGTATGAAGTGAGCATCAGAGAAGACAATGACAGTCCCATCTAGGATGCCAAGTTCTATTTGCTTTAAAGGAGAGAAAGACTTGGGTCTGTTTTTGTTATACAAATCACCTCGATGGTCTTTCGCATTGAGGGTCATGTTGTATTCTTTTTCAATCCACCTTCTGCGTAAATGGACTGCCCTGTTATTTATACCAAGGTGTTCTGCCATTCTTTGTGCAGATTGAAGTTGACCCCATAACTGGATGAACTCCATGTCGGTACAGGTTTCATTATGTGCGCCCATTGGAATCCTTAGACAGTAACTTTTCTAAAAGGTTAATGACTCTATGCTCTTGCATTTCCACTTCATCTTGAGATGATTTAGGGTCTTGCGCCACAGTCATTAAATCGTGCAGAAACACATGAAGCAACTCATGTAAAGCAGTCTGATCCAGAGACTCTGGTGTGATCTTCTCAGCACCAAAATCACCTAGTCTATAAGTAGCCAATCGAGCAGAAGTATTAAACTCAACAGAAGCCATAGCAGCCTTTGCTGGTTTACTTCCTTTTTCAATTCTCCAATCACCCAAACTAAGCACTTGTTGCCACTTTCTGACACTTTGTGCGAAAAGTTTTGCATCTTCTGGTGTAGGAATGTTAGGCATTTCAACACCTTATAGCAGAATTGTTACAGTTTAGTTTAAGAAGCCAACACAAGTAAAGCGTGATCTATGTGCTTTATGCGGTCTTCCAAGCCTATAAAACCGCCATTTATCTTCTTTGTTAGGGTTCTGTAGTCCTTGGAATCGGCATATTGGTTCAGCTTTTGGACATCCCAGAACCACCCCGCAGTAAGAGCCGCATACATTGGAGTCGCTACCAACTCAGGTTGCATCACAAAATCCACCCCTAGAGCCTGACCTGCATGGAAATAGTTTGCATGGCCTGTCAATTGGATACATCCTCGGCCTCGGAAACGATAACCATCCCCAGAAGCCTCATCCCTGTTGCCCATCCGATTAGAGTAAACAGTATTGGCAATCAACTTGGGATTACGAGCGCAAGCCTGTGCCTTGGCAGCATCAAACCTTTTAGGCCATAACTTCTGCAAAGCCTCTGCACGATAGTTCAAATTCTCTTCAAGGATTCTGAAGTTCCCACATTCATGCCCACATTGACCAATGAAAGCCGCCTTTCTAAGGGGATTCATAATGTCAAAACGCTCAAAAGTGGCATTCAGGGCATCTACCCATTCCTCACCAATATGAAGTTGTCGGAGTTGTTCTTTATTTACTGACATTTAGTAAATCTCTCATCTGATTGTACGAATCCACACAAGCATTAAGTGCGACAGTATTCTTATCCCCTTGGGCGACTATTTCTGCGATGGCATCGATTGTTGCTCTTTCGGCATCAGAAGGTTCATTAGTCGGTCTGTCAGATTCACTGGTTGCTTTTGAATCTGTGGAGGTAATGGAGGTATTTGTGGGGGTTTGTACGTTACTTGTGGGGCAGAGGCGCAACTTGCCAGCACGATTGGCAACAGCAAGAGCAGTAGTTTTTTTGTTGATAGCATCATTGGCTTCCTGTAGTTTGGCAGATTGTTGAGAAAGTTTTTCAGTCATGTTTTGCTCGATCTGACGAGCTTCATCATTCTTTTTGGCAATAGCGATCTTCATGTCTCCATCACGCTCTAGCCATCCATAGTGGTGTCCAACTCGGTATGTACCAAAGAGAGATACCAAAACACCCACAATAAGCCACGGGAGAGGTATTGGGAACATTATTCAGCCTCTTTTCTAGCTTGTGCTAATTCTTCACGCTCTTGGTCATCTTCTAAGTGGTCAGGAGGGGTAGTCGGAGGAGGGCCAGGTGTCCAAGATTCATCCAACTCTGGATTCTTCCAAACAGGCATAGCACCAAAAGGTTGACTAGGCAAACCATACGCAGATTGCGGAGGTGCATAGGACGAGTTAAAACCGCCCTGAGAGCCTCCATAGCCCATTGGTTGACACATTGGTTGCGTTGGAGGATTAAACGCCCTAGAAGCACTGGACATAGCCCGTTTACCAATAACGCCACCGATACCGCCCACGATCAGCAGAACAATGTCGTTCAGCATCTTGGTATAGGCTTGGTCAATCGGGGCCATACTCTTGATTGGCTGAGTGACAAAAGTCACCGAATAGAGCAAAGCACCAACAATAAACATGAGGATAAGTGTGACTGCAACCACAACAAACCCCCAAATTCTTACTTCTATCTCTTCAGTTGTTAGGTTTAACTTCGTCAATCTTTTTCTCCAATATTGGTGCTACTAAGTATTCAGGACAAGTCTGAGTAAATTGGCATCTAGGTTTTTGACATTGTTCAGCATGGAAATTGTCTGGATTTTGGCAAAAATAACGATATTTCTCATCACATCCATGTAGCATAAAAGCTACAAATACAAGTAAGTACTTCATTTACCAAGACCAACCTTTCCAAGTAGAAGATTGACAATTCTGTCAGACAGATCATCAGGTAAGAACTTCAGAAAACCCAAGAAATACAAAGCCACTAATCCGTAAACGAATATCTTGAGGCACAAGTCAAAGGTCTTTTGATACTCATTCACCGACCACACCTTCTTGTTGCTTCACAGAATGTCATCAACTCATTGACACCAACGAAAACTAAGAACAAAACAAAGCAAATTCCACCTATTGCCAAACCAATCTCTAGTTGTTCTTGCTCTTTCTGTTTAGCTTCTTTCTCTGCCTTCTTTAGTGCGCTTATTTCTTTAGCATCTGCCAAGTCCATCTCTGCTTGACGGGCTTTAATCTTGTTCCAAACGTCAATCTTTCCTGTCTGCATGAAGAGCATCTTTAACTCTTCCTCAAATGCTCTGGCTTGCTCTAGTGCCATCTCAATCTGCAAAGCCGTACCCATGTTTGAGCCTTTACCAGACTGTTTAGCCTGAAGCATGGCTTTTGTAGCTACAGACTTAGCGTCAAATAGCTTACCAATCATGGGCGCAAGTGAGCCTAGGTCATTGGCAACATTAGCCGCCTTCTTGACCATCGAAATAGCTGACTGTATGCCAGCTAGAGCCGTAATAGGATCGATCACTTCTTTCTCTCCCACTTGAGACAGACTACTTTGCGATTGTAAACATCGCCAGTCCAAGTCCATTTAATACATCGGTACTCTATGGTTGCCGCCAAGAGAAAGGCGATCACGGAAATGCCCAAACAATAATATAACTACAGAAAATTACAAAACAAAGAAGAAGGGTTGCTACTGAGATAGCAAACAGCCCGTCTTTCATTACTGAACCATTGGGGTATATTGATAAGAAGACTCAGGTTCTGGAGCTATCACCTCGCTTGGTGAAGCCGCAACAGAACCGCCCAAATATCCAGTACGCATGACAGACATACCCAATGAATTTGCAAAGTTAGACAAATCACCAGGTTTAACAAAGTCTGACAACTCTACCTCTTGACCTTTTTTGTTTATCAAACGGGTAGATGCCTTAATAACGCCATCCAAACCACCCTTGTCCATAAATAGCTTTCTGTGAGCCTCTTTGGTAGCGTCATCTATGTTTTTCTGACCAACCGCAGCCGCAATACGGAAACCTTTGTTAAACACGCTAGCAATCTGGTTAACCAAGATTGCAGATACTCGTTTGGGATCAACACCACCTAAAAGGCGTTGTAAAGTACCCATTTCTTTAATAGCCGCTTGATCTAAAGGAAGACTATTGACATCTATCTTTGTTGCCAAACGCTGTACATCAGCCAATGAAGACAAATTATCAAAATGTTGCTTGCCAAATAGACGAACAAACGCATCCTTATTTTTTTCCAAATAAGCAAACGGGTTTTGACTGTCTAACATCTTTGTAACCAAAGCGTTTTGAACCGCTAAAGTAGTGTTAGTTTGGTCATCAGGAGACAATTTCTTTAGATCATTAAAGAACTTAGTTTGATAGCCTTTACCAGTAGATCCAAGCATACGACTTGTTATTGCATCAACTCCACCAGTTTCATAGTTTGCCAAGAATGAATCGCCAATCCTAATTCTTTCTGCTTTTGCTGCGTCATCTAACGCAACCCGTTCAGAGGAAAGAATGTTTGCCCTATTAGTAACATCATCAAGGCGTGATTTAAGACCAGGCAATTGAGCAAGAATATCGCTATAACCACCATTGTTGCTTGTTTTTGTAATCAAGGCATTCAGTTTGGTTGGGTCAATATAACCATCTTTGTCCAAAGCAGAGTTATATAACTTAGACATAACCGCTTTTTCAGCCAATGGCATACCTTCGTCACCAGCAACCTTCAAGAATTGAGTCATTGCAGTAGGACTTTTTGCTAACTGAGGAGCAATTCGTTCCGCATACTCTTGTGAGCCAATCTTCTGAATAGCATCGGCATCCTTAAATGGAATTCCTACTTTGTTGTAGTAATCCAAATCAAGTTGTGACATCGCATTGCCGAATGTTGTCTTCTCACCACGGAAATTAACATTGATATCACCACTAGTGTTTTGGACTCGATCAAGAGCTTCGTCTACACGCTGTTGCAAAAGGATCAATTTATCCTTAGTTGCATCATTTTTAACAGAACGAATATCAGCCGCTACTCTTCGCTTTAAAGAATCAAGGCTGGTAATGTCCATGCCAATAGACAAATCTACTGGAGGGGCTTGACCAGGCACTGCGGGTAATGTTGTGTCTACTTGACCTTGCTTTCTCATGCGAGAAAACTCACCAGATTGTTTCTGCACTAGTTTTAACAAGTCAGATTGACGACCCCAAGGGTCTTGCATAAACAAGTCTTTTGCCGTGTTTAACAATGCTTGAGTTTCATTGGCTGGCAAAATAGCACCTAATTGTGATGCTTGCTTCTTAACGCTCTCATACTCTGGCGACAAAGCATTTCGGGCGGCTGCTTCTTGTGCCAAAACAACACCCTGAATTGGTTTGCCAATATCAACTGGAGAAATATTGCCCGCAAGGTTAAGGGATTGTGTAAGTTTTGCTTGTTGGTCAGATAAAGCCTGAAGTCTTTTTACATAATCAATTTCTACTTTTCCAATTTGTGTTGATGCTTTTGGAATTTCAACACTAGGTTGTGGGTACAACTCAGTAGCCTTTGTGCGAACAGCAGTCTGCAAATCTTTGTAAATTATTTCTAAGTCATTTGCAATTTTTGCATCTTTAGTTACTAAATCTTTTAAACCTGTTTCCAAAACTTTATTGTCAATAGCTCCAGCAGCCAAGATGTCAGGTTTACCACCAACAAAGGCAATCTTTTTACGAATGTCTTCTAATCGTTTTGTTAAGTTAGGATCAGCATCTAATGCTCGTTTAATTAAATCTTGGGCCTGAGAAGTTCCTTCTACACCAGCCAAGTCTTCTACATTAAAGTCTTTAAGGTTAACTCTGTTTTTGGCTTCTGCCATTAGACCAACACCTTTTGTAGCACCTGCACCTGATAGTAGAGCAAACAAAATACCGCCTGTTACTTGACCAGTAACTCCACCCACTTGTTTACCAACTTCACCACCAAACTCACCACCAATACCCGCCATAGTAGAACCAGCCCCAAGAGCCAAACGACCTGCTGTAGTAACTGGCAAACCAATCAAATTAGTAGGGTCTGCCAAAGCCTCTACACCTGCCGCCAAATATCGTTGTGTGCCTGTTGCAGGGCGAATGCCTGTGTCTACTCCCATGCCTCTTTGAACACTCTCTGTTGTGATGGGTTCTAATTCAGGTTGAGTAGGAAACGCACCAGCGAATGTGCCTGTTTGCATGGCACTACCTGCTGTAGCCCTAGCAAATGGTTGTGTAACACCCTTCTTTACACTTTCATACAGTAATTCGCCAAGCCCTGTAGCGGCTCTCGCTTTGCCTTCAGCAGTAGGGCCACCTTGAAGACCTCGACCGCCACCAGCACCATCTGGGCGAAGTCGTGTAGCTATTTCAGCTAACTTTTGTGCATCCTCAACATTGCCCTCTGCATCTGCTTTACGCAAGGCTTCCATTGCTTGTTCATAAGTTGCCATTATTTCTTCTCCACAGGACGATACTTGTTTATCAAGGCATCATCACTTGATGTTGATGAGGGTGCGCTTTCCCCTTTTTTTACAAGTTTAAACTGAGCAAGTTGACTGTCAATGTTTCTTAGAGCAACCTTATAGTTTGGAGATTCTGTATAACCAAACTCTTCTGCTGCCGACTCTAGCTTCCTCTTGCGCTCAATCAATGCACCACGATAAAGAGCAATAGCAAACTTCTCTGCTTGATCTTTCTTAACTTCAGTTGTTCTACCAGTAAAGAACTTTACAGCATCTTGTGCTAAACGATCATCAAGTCCACCAGTACGGGCAAACCTGTCGACATCAGCATTTGACATATTCTTGCCTTGACCTGTCAACAATGCTATTGAAGTTGGCAAAGAAGCAGCCGCAAAATCATTGCCTCTTGAGTTTCTAATAATTTCAATAGCACTTGGTGCATCAGAAAGAATTGTAGAAGTGCGCTGCATTATTGGGTCACTACTCAAAACCTTTTGGGTAAAGTCCATCCAATCTTTTGTAGGTACTGGCTGACCAGGCAAAATAGTTTTAGGAGCACCTTTTTCAGCTTTTGTACCTTCTTCATCTTCTAGACGCTTATTAACAATTGCTTTTTCTTTTGGTGTAAGGTCTTTAAATGATCTGTTGTCAAACATTTCATTAGAAACTGCTTCTCTTTTTTCTCCAGAACGTAGGTTCTCAGGTTTTTCTGGTTTTTCGTATAAGACTAAATCCGAAGGTTTACCCGTTATTTCATACTCTGCAAGACTTGCAGGGGTATATTTACCTGATTCCACTAATCTTTGGAATGGATCAGCTTGAGCACGCTCACGTTTTGACGCAGCCAAAGATGCTTGTCCTGCCGCCAAACGCTGTTGTTGTTCAGCAATTTGAACTTGAGCCTTACGAGCAAAATCAGCCAATGCAAAAGCACCCTGTTGGTCGCCCATTTGAGCAAGAGTTTTAGCTCCATTTAACAAAGAAGTAGGATCAGATTGATCTAGTTGACCTAAAACCTGTTGTCTAGCACTAATTAACTTCAACTGAGGGTCTTCTATGCCTAAAGCACCGCCAATAGCACCAGTAAGACCTCTAGCACCCGCATAGGTCATTGCCGCACCCGCTTCACCAGGAGTCAGTTTGGCAAGGTCAATACCCTCACGCAAAGCACTTCTACGTTGTTGCTCACCATACATTTCAGGGGTCAGCCCGAACAGACCCGCTACGATATTTTCTGCCATGATGATTCCTTACAAATATAAACCGAGGTCTTGGCTACCATAATAGTTACCAGTACCAAATGTGGTTGCTGGTGCGCTCATAGCCGTTGTTGCTGGAACACCACCAAACAATCCACCTACTACTTGACCAAACAAAGGATTAGCCGCTGCTCCAGACAATGCAGAAGCGTATGGGTTTCTAGTGGCATCTGCACCAGTTGCCAAGGCTACGCTTTGACCCGCACCCGTTAAGCCTAAACGACCTACGTTGTAACCTGCTGTAGACATTTCTTTACCAAGACCAACGCCCAATTGGAAGGGTTGCTGACCTGCCGCTTCCAAGGCTTGCATCTGACCAAAAGCACTTGTAAATGGTGCATAAGCCGCTTGTTGACCACCATAGTATTGACCCATAGTCTGTGCGCCTGTACCAAGCAATCCCGCACCAAACTGGACTTGTTGTTGACCAAACTGTTGAGCATTAGCCGCCAATTGAGCCTCTTGTTGCGCTCTAGCGTTATACAAAGCCTGTAGTTCAGGAGTAGTAGCACCCAAAGTACCACCTTGAGCCACAGACAGACCACCACGGCCTTGTTGTTGGAGTCTGTTTTGCAGATTAGCAAGTTCAGTCTCTCTGCCTGGTTGCAACAAAGCCATCTGCTGATTGAGATAGTTCTGTGCAACGTCTTGAGGTGATTGAGCAATATATTGATTGCCAAGGTTAAACAAGTTCTGTGCGCCTGTTTGTAAAGGAGCAAACTGTTGTTGGGCTTGTTCTGCTTGTGTTAAACCTGCACCCGCCAAAGTAAGGAAGCGGTCTTGAGCATTCTTAGCTTCAGGACTTAGTGTGTATCCTGCGCTAGTAAGTTGACCTGTTACTGGATCGACTTGGAATTGTGAAGTACCAAAACGAGTGGTCATTCCAATAGGACGGAAAGCAGCCGCTTGTTTAGCAGCAGCAGTCTCAGCATCAATCATTGCTTGCGCTCTTTGAGCCGCTTCACGAGATGTTTGTTGTTGGAGAAGACCACTAGCAGTAGTAGCCCCTGACTGAACTAGATTACCAATGTTTGTAGGAGTCAAAAGTTTATTGACTGCTGTTGGAATCAATGATGTAGCCGCTGAAGTAACTATCGGAGGAATTACTGCAGGAGGAATTATAGGAGGCAATCCAGTTGTAGGAACTACTGAAGGAAGTGTCGTTGGAGGAACAACAGGTGGGACTACAGGAGGTACTACAGGAGGTACTACTGTTGGAGTAACCACAGGAGGTGTAACTACAGAAGGTGTTAGCAATCCAGTTGTAGTTAATGCCGATTGTGCAGCCGCATCTGCCGCTAATTTAGCCGCCACAGATTCAGCAGTAATACCACCTGCCGCACCAGTAAGAACACCACTACCGCCTGTTAAAGAAGTTACTGTTGGAACAGCCGCACCAGTAGTCAAAGCAGCCGCAAGTTGTGTTGCACCAGTAGTGCCACCCACCCCGCCAAGGGCAATATCATAAGCAGCCAACTCAGCCGCAGTTAAACCAGTAGTGCCAACAGTAGCCGCAGTTCCCGCAGTTCCTGCACCACTTAACAAACCCTCAAAACCACCTAAACCATAAACTGCACCTGCCAATGCCGCCAGTTTAAGAACATCATTCTTTAAAGTGCTAGAAGATGCACCTTGTGTGTAAAAAATAGGCTTACCAGATTCGTCAAAGTTAACACCAAAACCTGTGTTACCTTTTCCTTCGTATGATCCAGACCAAAGGTTTCCACCAGTTCTTTCACCATAACCAGAGACTAACTTCTCGCCTGTCATAGCGTTAACAATGCCAGTATCAGTTTTAGTGATCTGTTCAATGTTTGTAACACCACTCTTAGCTAAATCACTTGCCATATACAAGGCAGCTTTTTCAGGCGGTAATCCACCTGTCCATGCTTCAGTTGTACCTTGTGCAAGAATCTGACTAGCTAAATTATTAATATTTTCAGCAGTTTCAGTGCTAGGTGCAGCCGCAATATATCTCTCTTTAACGGCTTCAACGGGTAAGTTAACTGCGGCAGCCATCATTGCGGGCGTGACACTGAATTCTTGCATAGCCGCAGCAATCTGGGCATCCGACATATTCGGATTAGCAAGAAGAAAATCTACAATTTGTTGACTGGTCACTGCCATGATGTTTACTCCGCTTCTTTAGGAACTTGCGCTATTGCTTGTTCTTCTATTTTTTTCCAAAGCACATAGGCGTTGGAACTTGTTGGTAATTGACCAAGCACATTCATAATGAATTGAACTTCGTTTGCGTCTAACTCTAGCTTCATGCCGCACTCCAAGGCACACCCGTTGATGTAACAGGGTTCTTTTGCAAAGCAATATTAGCCGCCAGAGCATCTTCTGTGGCTTGTTTATCAACAGATTCCCATACCCAATTTAATACTTCAGCTTCAGTAACTGAGGAATAAGGGATTGTGGGTGTTCCTGCTTGCCAAGATGCTGTGGAGTAGATAGAAGCCGTGTAGTCTCCATCAACCGCAGTTGCAGTCCAGTGGGCGGTTGTGATGAAACCATCTGAGGTTAGATAGTCGGTCTGGGTGATTTTCCAAGTAATCATGGCGTTGTGCTTTCTTGAGCCGCTTGATAAGCCGCAATCACTTCAGCAGTCCAAGCAGTATTGCAGATTGCAACAACATTAGCGGGAACACCTGTCAGGTCTTGTGCGGGTGTGAGGCTTGAACGATGGTAGGTTTGGCTGATTTGATTGCCATCTTCCATAATGCGTGTTGCTTCACGATATAGAATGATGCCGTTTTCGTTTACTGTGATTTGGTCTACTGCGGTTGTTTTAGTAAGTGACATGATTTTCCTTTGGTTAAGTGTCCGATTAGCAAATCCATGCTAATTAAGTTGAGGTAAGGTATGAAACTGTGAAAACAATTCCACCCGCTGTATCTATTGGCACAGTTGTTGATGCGCCACCACCGACAGGATATTGGTCAACAACACATTCAGTTGAATTTGCAAGCGTGTATGCCGTAAGCACATTATTTGCTGTTAGTGCGATGTTGTGGTTATAACCAACAGCAACACCACCTAAATTAGCACTAGCACTCAGGGTTGCAAAAGGCAAACCTCCTAGTCTCATACCTCCAGTTCCAGTATGAGCCGACCATTCAACATACGATGTAGCCGTTACCATGTTGCCAACTTTTGTATAACGCCCATTTTGCGAGCTATATGTTCCAGTCCCTGCTGTCGTTGCCCCAACAATAATAGGTGTCCAAGTCCCCTCCTCATAGTCATCCAAAGTATTAGCGTCTGATGATGCTGATTGAGTTGCGGGAAAGGTGATGCCAGCACCGCTTGATGATGGGGTTGCATCGCCAACTGAAATGGTTGTTTTTGTTTGGAAACCACCTGCGGCTAAAAATCTAGCTCGTTCTGTGTCGTTAGTACCAAGCAACAAGGGTGTTGAACCTTGCGAAAGCAAAGCAGTTTCAGCAGTTGAAGCCCTCAACTTTGCTCTTATGCCTCCATTGCTGTAAATGCTAATGAAAGGGGTGTTGTCAGTTGTTGTTGCAAACCTTCCAACTTCACCGCTTCCTGAAATGCTTGTGTGAAGTATTGCCGCTGGCGAAGTTGTACCAATACCCAAATTCCCACTTGCCCCCAGAGTCATCGCCTGAGTAAAGGAGATAGCGTTTCCTGCTGTGCCTGATGCGGCTGTTAACCAACGATGCTCTCCAGTAGTCTGTTGGTATGCGGTAGCAAATCCCGTAGTCAAATAAATATTTGCAGGGGTGTTGTCGGTGTAATAATTGTCGCCAATCAATGTACTGCCACTACCGCTTGCAATTGAACCCGTAGTGCCAAACTGGAAAGCCTTGCGGGAACTCCACCAAGCACTCGGAGCAACTCCCAAGCCTAGATTGCCTGACGCATCAAGCAACATTTTGTCTGAGCCATTTATTTGATGGGAAATAGTAGAGCCACTTATTGCAAGTGTTTTATATAAGCCCGCACTTCTATCATAAGAATTTAAATATGTTGTTGTTTGTGCGGGTACATAATAAAGTTCACCACCCGCACCAGTTGATGGAACTGGAGTGTAATTTGATGACCGAATAAATCCCGCAACCGCAAAACTTCCATCGTAAGTAACATTTGAGCCAGTAGCCAATGCACTTGAAGACGATGCGTACACCACACCGCCTGATGTGAATGATGTTAGATTAGTACCGCCATTGGCAGTAGGTAGTGTTCCTGTCACTCCAGTTGTCAAAGGCAAACCAGTTAAGTTGGTTGCAGTACCGCTAGATGGCGTACCAAGCACACCACCATTAACTAATGGCGCACCAGATGAGCCTACATTGACCGCTAGAGCCGTTGCTACACCAGTTCCTAGACCTGATACACCTGTAGCAATAGGAAGACCTGTAGCGTTCGTTAAGGTTGCACTAGTAGGTGTTCCAAGGATAGGTGTTACTAGGGTAGGAGAGGTAGCAAATACTGCTGAACCGCTACCTGTTTCATCTGTCAAAGCACCCAAAAGGTTAGCAGAACTAAATGAACCCAAAGAGGTAGCATTGCCAACAGAAGTGATTGCACCTGTTAAGTTAGCGTTAGTAGTGACGTTACCTGCAGTCAGACCTGAAGCAGTACCTGTGATGTTTGTGCCTACCAAAGCAGATGGAGTACCAAGAGCAGGAGTAACTAGAGTAGGGCTATTGGCAAACACCAAAGCACCTGATCCTGTTTCATCAGTAACGGCAGAAGCCAAGTTAGCAGATGATGGTGTACCCAAGAAGGTAGCTACACCAGTACCCAAACCACTTACGCCAGTTGAGATTGGCAATCCTGTGGCGTTTGTCAAAGTACCAGAAGCAGGAGTTCCCAATGCGGGAGTCACCAAAGTAGGACTATTTGACAGAACAACAGAACCTGTACCAGTAGAAGAAGTTACACCAGTACCACCATTGGCAACAGGAAGAGTTCCTGTGATGTCAGAAGTAGAAAGGCTTACCGCATCCCATGTAGCGTTAGTGCCATCAGTCTGGAGATACTTGTTTGCATTGCTTGTTTGGCTAGGCAAGAGGTTATTCAGAGCAGCAGTAGCCGTAGAAGCACCTGTACCGCCATCAGCAACTGCTAAGTCTGTGATACCAGTAATCGTACCGCCCGTGATTGCAGCAGACGCATTGTCTGTCTTAGTCGCAATGGCAGTAGCAATGTTGTTGTACTCAGTATCAATCTCAGTACCTCGCACGACCTTGAGTGGATCGCCAGGCGTGAGGTTGTCTTTGGTAGCAAAGTTAGTGGATTTTGTATAGTTACTCACGATATTTTCCCGTTCTTAGATTGGATCTCAATCTTCTGAATTGACAGTTGAGTGCCGTTGATAGTGGTTTCGTAACCTGTTTGAACAATTTTACCCGCACCAGACGCATTTACATCTAGTGTCTTAATCAAGAGTCCACCTGAGTATTCTGCTGTGCCGTATTCAGCTAGGCCGTACTCATAGTTCTGTTGTTCAGGGATAAAAGCATTGCCTGACAAATAGTTGGCAGCAAAGTCAAAGCCCCACTTAATCGTAACAGTCTGGTTAGACCCACCAATGATGATTGTTTTGATTCGCTTCAGAATAGAAATCTGATTCTCATTACCAAGGTCTGCATGGTTAGTAAAGTAGCTCAATCGGTAAGTAGAAGTGTTATCTAAGAAACTTCCATACTTGCCAATAAAGCCACTCTTACCAATATACAGATCACCATTCCTGAGTGAGTACAGAGCAGTAGGCGTAATAGAGTCCCACTTAGTTACTCTAAAAGCACCATCTTGCAATTGCATTTTTGTATCAAAGCAGAAGACTTGACCTGTTACTGGAAGAGTCAGCAAGTAAAAGGCATTCTTCTCTGAGTAAACAGACTTCAGATTAGCCAAAGTCTCTACCGCCAAAGATGAAATAAGGTCAGAACGCACATTCTTGGACAAGTCTCTCAGGGGTGCAGACTTCTCTTGGATTGTCCTCATCAGTGAACGAACACCTGAGTCAGACAAGAAAATCACATCTGTACCAATTGACTGAATAGTGTCTCTAGCAATGCACCCAATAGAGCCTACTGTGTCTGACAGAACCAAGGATGCGGGAGTAGAAGCACCAGAATAAACAAGAATTTGCCGTTTACCAAAGATGAAAAAGAAATCATTGTGAGCCGCTAGACCCATGATCTCATCAGCACCATTAGGCCATACCCTAGAAACATCCAATGTTCCTGAAGTACCACCAGACCATACATGACCCGCAATCAGATCAGAGAAGGTAATAGTGACCTTATCTGTGGATGTATTAGCCACCCACAAGCGACCAAAAGCTGAGATAGCAATGTTTGCTTGAGGAACAGTAGCCACATAACCTGATTTCTCAGACACTCTGCGATAAGTAGTTGTACTTACTGCGGGGTCAAAGATGAGTGGATCGTGACCAGTTTGGAAGAAATAAGCTATGCCATTCAAAGATGCACATTGCCAATTAGATGCTGTGATAGTAGGGGCAGAACCTCCACCACCATAGGTCAACTCAGTCACTGCGTTAGAAGTACCAAGTTTGAATAGCTTGTTGTTTCCCGCAAACAGAACAGTCAAAGTGCCATCAGTTTGGACTAACTCATGGATTACACCCACATTGTTAGAGCCTAGATTGCCTGATGAGGCGTTAACAAGTGTGTATCCCTTGCGTGCGCCAATACGACCAAATTGGTCAATCACGCAGTTATAAGCAGTTAAAGCAAAGCCAGAAGATAAATCTAGGGGCGAGTCTTGCGTGTTCAGGCCATAGAAGCCTGGTGCGCTAATGCTTTGACTTTGTAGAGGAGCTGCCATTAGACCGCCACAAAGTTATCTTCAGGGTAACGAGTGCTTTCCAATGCAATAGCGTCAGATAGCATTCCACGGAACAAAGCGTACGCCTCATTAGAAGCAGTGCCTCCATCCTCACCACGCTCAATCAAACCACGGGCATAGGCACTTTGAGTCACCAAGTAGTCCAATACCTTGACAGAAGTGCCATCAGCAGACAGATTAGCCTGTGGGACAGTTACATCAAACTTCAGTGTATAGACCCCATCAGGAACGGGAAATAAATCAATCTTTGTGTCGCCATTGTTATCTACACCACTAAAGCAAAACTCGCTCGGAATAGACTGTGATGGTGTACCAAAGTTTAACTTTCGGTTCATGTCCGCAGTCGTGGTGTTGTCTAAGGTAATAACACTGGTGGTGTTAATAGCATCGTTAACACGGAACTTCTGACCTGCACCTGTCAAAGCGTATGAACTTGTGCCACTGGTAGTAGTAACTGTAATTGTTTGTCCTAAGACATTCCAGTTATAAGAATCTTCAATCTGACGCTTGGCATCATTGACAAACTTGCCAATTAATGCGGAATAGGAGGTTTCTGAGACTGTAGAAACATTAGTCTCACGCAAACGGGTGAGAACATCATTTACAAGTTCTAAGTAGGTCATGTTCGTTGCGCTCCCTGAACCTCAAATGTTGCAATAAAACTAAAGGTACTGCCCGCTTCAGTAGTAATTTGAAGCCTATCGCCTTCTTCTAAAACGATGTAAGCCGTACCATCAAATTGAAGGTACTGCTTAGTAGTTAAATTGTAAGCAGTAAGGATGTCTAAAGTAGATGAAGCACTTGCGTCATACCATTGAACTGTGATGTGCTTTGTATTTCCACCAGTGTTGTGGATGTACATGACAGTAAATTTGGCGTAATAACCCGTAGGAACTGTATAAACAGTTGTCAGCGTATTGGCTACAGGGCTAATTCCGACAGATACTGGTCTCACTTCATATTCCTCTTAGAGATCGCTTTAGCTTTTGCTTTAGCGTCTTCCTTGGACGTTGCGCCCCAAGCTCTAAGAGAAAGTAAAAGTCGGGTAGGCTTTCCATCTTTCATCTCAGCGCCAGGCATATTGCCCATTCGTGCTAAAAAGGATGCCCTACGAGGGTTATCTCCCGACTTGACTGGTGGTTTTAAATTCCCACCTGTTTCTGCATTATACGATGCTCTTCCTTTGGCATTCAAGCCCCCAGAAGCAGATTTCCCCTCTTTTCTTTGCCAAACAGGAGATTTCATTTCTTCTTTGCGGTCTTAGCCGCAGCCTTAAATGCCGCCTCAGTAGGAGCACCTTTAGAACCAACCTTACGCATCTTTTCCTTAGAACCCGCTTTGATGCGTTCTTGTTTGGCATTGATGTTAGCGTAGAGACCTTGTTTCATTTCTTCTTCCTCATAGGTTTGCTCATGCCAGCAGAACTTAAAGCAATCGCAACCGCTTGTTTAGGATTCTTGACAACAGGGCCGCCTTTACCAGAGTGAAGCGTTCCTGCCTTAAACTCTTTGTAGACCTTAGAGATTTTGGCTTCTGCTTTGGTCTTTTTCATATCAGTACATGATCTTGGCTGTGATAGTGCCAGTTACATAAGCTGTGACATTGGCTCTTAGATACTTAGGCGCATTTGCAATAGTAATCATGCCATCACCAGTTAAGGCTGTACCAATGGTTGCGTATGTTGTGCCATCCAGACTTCCTTGCAAAGCAACAGTAGCACTTGTGATGCCTGAAACTTGTAGGAATGCGGGTTGACCAGCATCAGCTTGAACTGCTTTAGAAGCACCAGTAGCAGTAACGTCACTCAGGAGCGTAACGGGAGAAGTTAAAGATGACATTATTTACCTCGTCCAGACTTTTTCATCATGTTAGTAGCAGTACGACCACCACGGGTAGGCATACCTTTAGGCTTACCAATAGCAATCATTACAGTAACGGGCATAGATTTCTTCTTGCCATACTCTTTGGCTTCTTTCTCGCCTTTTTCTGTGTATGGGAATTTCTTGTTTCCAACTTGTGGCATATAAATCCTTATCGAACTAGCTTGGTTGCAATGAAAGAAATGATACCGCCAACAACAGAGGCGATAGCCATTCCAACGAAAAAGCCACCTTTAGATTTGTTAGCCATCTCTAAAAGGGTTTTAATATCTTGGCGAAGTGCATGGACTTCTGCTTGTAGAGCCTCAACTTGGGCTTCCAACTTACCAAATTCTCTTGGATCAATTTCCGACATTTGAAACCTCTTTTTTTGGTCTGCCCAACTTAGGTTTGTCTTCAACTTTCTTTGGAGTTTCCTCAACAAGGACGTATCCCTCGTGACCTTTCATGCTATCAATATCATGCTGATAGGTGAAAGTAACCAATGTTCCAGATTTTAAGCAACGAAAAGTAGCCATAAAAACTCCAAAAAAAGGGGGGTATTAGCCCCCTTTAATTAAACTGCACGACCTACGATAAGGTTCAATGTAGTTGATGCTAAGTCTACAGAACCTGCTGTAGGGTTGTAAGTCACGATAGTAACTGTATTAGCGGCTGAAACATAGGCTCTACGAACCAAACCTGCTTCAGAAACGCCAACAGACATACCGATAACCATGTCGCCCAAAGCAACGCCTGGAACTGTAACTGTATCTGTAGCGGTTGCAGTAGTAGCTACTGAAGCGCTATCAAGAGTACAGGTAACGTCCCAAGTGTCTGTAAATAGACCACGGAACTGGTCATTTCCCCTGCGGGAAGTAACTGCTGTTGCTGCTGCCATAATAAATCTCCTTGATGTAAAAAATCCCCCCACCGATTAAGGCGAGGGGAAAAGGCAACTATTAGGCTGGAACTGCTAACGCAAATGCGCTAGAAGACAAAGCTGCACCAGTTGTGGCGGCTGTACGCATTGCTTTCACACCATACAGTGTGTCAGATGTGAACAAAGTAGCCAAGTAGTCTTGCTTGTACTGAGTCTGTGAACGGATGCCCACTTGCTCAACCAAGACCATAGCATCCTTGTGACCCATCAAGCAGATACGATCAGTGGTGGAGTTACCAGCACCAGTATCAGCATTGCTAGATGTGAACACGGGGATACCATATAGGTTACCGATTTCACCAGTGCGGATTGCATTGCCATTACCCACAAAAGCCTGTTCTGTGTAACGGGAAAGACCCATCAACGTATTGCGGCTTGAAGGAGGAATGATAAAGAAGCGACCATCCATAGGAGTGTCGTTGTCATCCAAACGCTGAATGGTTCTACGGATAGCGGCATCAGTCAAAGCAGAAGCATTTGAAGATGTGCTGTTGTAAGCAGTAGTACCATCACCGCCAATGAAGGCTTTGGTGGTTGTATTGCTTGTTGCGTAGTCGTTAGTACCGACAGTAGCACCATTGAATGCACGACCCAACTGGATCAAGCTAGTGTCTACTTGCTTGGCAAGCGCATAGCCAGCGTCAGCAGTGTAGAACTGGCGCAAGCTGTTCAAGGCTTGTGCTTCAACGATGTCCTCAATGAAACGTGAATATTCAAAGTGTTGGTTAATGCTAACCAGAACTTCTGTCTCAGTATCGGCAATCAGAGTAACGGCAGTAGATGCCGCTTTTGCTGAAGCTGAACCACGGGTAGGAGCTGGAATGTGAACAGTGTCACCTTTCTTGCCCTTGAAGTTCATCTTCATTACGATGTTAGCCAATACAAGATTTTTCTTGTATGCGGCTACGATTTCATCTGACCAGATTTCTGGGATGAATTTGTCTGCGGTTGTTACTGTTACCGCTGGTGTTGGATATGCCATAATTAAATCTCCTAAAGTTTAACGAACCCGACCCTCTTGATAGGCTTGCATGATTTCATCACTTAAAGCGTCATATCTGTTTGGGTCTTGCATTTTGAGCCGAATAAGGTCAGCCCTTCTGTATACTTTCTTTGATGATTCACCAGAACCACCTATATCAACACCTACTGCTTTTAAGTTCTGCTTGCGAGTTACCTCGCCATCATCACTCGTTTGCTTCTGTTTAACAGAACGTAGCTGTTTATAGGTAGATAGCAATTCATTGGCTGAGTCGAAATCATATCCAGAATCGGCTTGCTCAAAAATCTTAATGCGAACAGGGCTAGACTTCACCCAATTTGCAAAATCCTGATCTTTAGCGATTTCGCCAAAGTCGGGATGTTCTTGCGCTAACCTTTGCTGAATTTGCGCCCTTTTCATTTCTAGCGTAACTTGTCGTGCCGCTAGGATGTCAGGGTGATTATCAACAGTCCTTTGAACTGCCTTCTGTGGATTCTCAAAGAAATCTACTTCAGGCTCTTCCTGTCTAGTTTGTTGTCGTGAACCAAGGTTCTGTTTGATAAGTTCATCAGCAAGCCTACGAACTTCGCCAACTTCTTGTGCCTGACGACCAATCATTTTTATCTGATCTTGGTGCATCTTCACAACATCTTCAAAACTTTTATTCCTGTAAAGTTCAGGAAGCTCTGAAGTAGGCTCTGCTTTTAACTCTTCTGCCTCTAACTCACCCAACTCTTGTTTGTCATCATCAATCAACATACTTATTTCCTTTTCCTGCCGTCAATCGGTTGTAGGAGATTCAACTCGGCATAATTGCTTATGAGTTGAGTTTCTGCTCGGCCTTTAATCTATCCAAGTGGCTTCTCTCGAACCTTCCATGCGATGATGGAAACGCTCCAGACCACCCTTCTAGCTTAAAAGCTGGCGCAGATAAAATGCGATGAGTCTCCTCACCACAATCACACACAAGACTTGTTGTCTCATAATCAACAAATCTCTCTGTCTTATGCCCGTTTATACAGGCAAATTCATACATTCTTCTCATTTAAGTCCTCAAATGCTCTTTCGCTGACTTGTTTCAAGTTTTTCAGCCAAATTAGTATTGAATACTCGCCTTTTCTGAATTGTAGACTTTTTTCGTCTGCAATTGTTGAGATATTATTCAAAGGCTCTATCATTTTGTCAACATCTTCCATTAAATCTATCCACCCTTGAGTGGACATCATGGAAAATCTCTCTTCGTAGTACTTCTGAAGTTCTGGATTCATTGTCTAGTCATCTGCTTTTCAACAATCTTAGCCTTGTTCTGAATATCAGCTTCTTTAAGCATCAATTCAGCAACTTTGACACGCTTATCAAACTCTCGTGAAGCCAAAGCGTCATCAGTAGGTAGGTTCTTGGTATTAGCCGCCATACTCTTTGCTTGCAACTCAATAGGCATCAATTGCGCTTCAGTCAATAACTTTTGCGCTTCAGCCTTGTTCTGCTCTGCTTGCGTAGTTTGGACAGCAATCTGTGCTTGAGCCAGTTGCATAGCCAATTGTTGTTGCATCTGAGCCGCTTGTTGAGCCTGTGGATCAGCAGTAGCCATCTTGTCTAGCATCTCGATCAACTCAAATCTGTTTGACAGAGAAGAATTAGCCATGATGCCCTTCAAAATGATAGGCAAAACAGGTGTATTAGGGCCAAGAGTCTGGAGTAGCGCAATGAACTGTTGTTGCTCATGCTCTCTAGCAATGATTCCAAGCGCTGCCGTAGGAATGAACTTCATGTCCACAGTGGGGTAACGCTCTGGATCGAACTGCATATAGCGGTAGGCGGCTTTGGTGATGAAGGGGATCATAAAATCCTCTTGGAAGTTCACCAAGGTACGCTTGTATTTCTTGATAATCGAGGCAGTAGCCATAGAAATACCGCCCTGACCCGCATCTCTGGAGACAGCAGTAACCATTCCCTGTGAGTCAAGAGTGCCTGTTGCCATCAAAAGCATACGTTCAAACTCTTTGGCAGTTGTCAGGTTAGAACCATCAGTATTGCCAAACTTGAACGGAAACAGAATCTCATTGGGGTTGCCGTTTGTCAGGATAGCTTTACCTGGCTTTACTTCAAACTTAGCACCACGAGGTAAACGAGTAGCATCCATAGCCATCATTGGGCTAGTTGTCAGGGCTAGTGAATCTAAGTGTGAACGAACTTGGGCATCTATGGCTTTTTGTGAGTTGTAAGCCTTCTCAACAGTACCACGACCCAACAAACGATTAGGAACTGTATCGTCCTGATAAGCAAGGATTGGGCGATCCTTCATCATGTATGGGTTCTTTTCTGCTTTCAGAAGAACACCATCATTGGCAATCACTACGATAGCCTCAACCAGATCGGAATACTCATCCTGAATACTGTCTTCAGGGAACAAGTCTTCTACTTCGCCATCTTCTTCGTTTTCTAGTTGCTCAAGATATTCTCTAGGAACTAAACCATAGTAAGTCAAAAGTTTAACTTTATCGTCTTCGTACTGGGAGACTTCTTGGGTAGGCTCTAAGTCTGTATCCATAGAGTCAGTGCCGACCTTTACCTTGCGGTAGATGCCTTCTTCTTGACCTTTTACGATCTTGTGGATAGAGACATACTTCTCGATAGCCACACCCATACAGTCATCAATAGATGTTCCATTGGGGTCAAACAAGAAGTTACGGGGGTTAACAGGAACAATCTTGACTGCAATGCGGTCTTGTTCTACTACTCCGATAGCCGCTTGTCCCATTTGACCAGGTATTGCCTGAGTAGCGGGAACAAAGACTTTCTCTGTTTTGACAACAATCTCACCGATACCCGTACCATAGATTTCAGCAAGTAACTCAATTTGGTCAATAGACTTGCGAATCTTATCTACTTTGAAGTCTTCCATCAGTTGTGCTTTGATGGCAGCAACATCTAGGGGGCTTCCATTGACATCACGAATATCGTCTTGAATGTCAAAGAACTCACCCTGACCAAAGATGGCTTCCATGATTTCGGCATGGCGTGTCTCTACGGCTTGTTGGGTAGCGGGGGTAACGATTCTTGAACGCTCAGACTCACGGGTTTTATCTTGGACATCCCACTCACCATTGAAGATTCGTTCGTACTCTAGCCAATCATCAAGGCAATTGACATCTCTCCAATCCCTCCATCTATCACAATGGTTGACAACAAAGTTAACTATCTCTTTGTCTGAGTCGCTAGGTTCTTGGAATTCCATTCTTATACCCCACTAATAATATCTACAGGTTGCCAATCCTCGCTATCATCTTCTTCCATGTAAGATGTAACAGCCAGTTGGTCAATGTAACTGAGGGAGTCAGGCAAGTCATCATGGACTCCTTGAGCAGGGAACAGGATTAACTGGTCTACAAACTCATCCCAATCTTCTTCCGAATTTAACACAATTCTGCCATGCTCGAACCTACCTTGTAAAGCCCAGATGATTCGATCCGCTTTTTTTCTATTCCCGTGGGTCAAATCTATGATGTGAGCATAGGTGTTGTTCTTACGCATCAAGTCACTAAGATACGGCAAAACAGCGTTCTTTAACGCCCCCCTCTCTATGCCTACACTCAAAGGGCGGTAGTCTCTAATGGCTATCAGTATCTTAGAAGCAGTCTCACGGATGTCCCATCTTCCGTGTTCAATCTTCTCAACAAACCACTTCCCATCGTCTGTCACCTTCACGATTGAGATAGCAGACTCGTCCAGACGTTTCTTAGAATTAGCTGCTTGTTTGGCAACCTCCTCGAACCCTGCTAGGTCAACAGCAATGTAATAGCTCCCATGTTCAGGTTTAACCCCGTATTTAATCCACTCTTCCTTAAAGATGTCAGAACCCGCATTGGTAAAGGAAGCCATAAACTCTTGCTTAAAAGCGAAGGAACTCAGGGTCTTTTTAGCGGAATCTATCTCTGCTTGGTCAATCAAGGGGTTATCAGCAGTGGTAAAGTGCCACGACTTCCAATCAGGGTCATCTTCTGACTCGCCCAACTTAAAGGTATCGTAGAACCAGTTGCGTCCTTTGGGAGTGCCAATAAAGAGTGCTCTCCCCCGTTTATCAGATAGAGAGGCACGAATGACCTGTTCCCATGCTTCTGGCTTAATGTCAGCAACCTCATCGAGAACGGCATAGGTCAATGAGACACCACGAAGGGTATCAGGTCTATCCGCACCACGAACGTATATCCTAGCCCCGTTTATCAGGGTAATGTCTAGATTGTTTACGTGACTACTCTGAATAACCTCTCTACCAAGGTCTAGCAGTAAGTCCCAGACGATTTGCCTCGACTGCCCCATTGTTGGCGAAACATAGAGTACTGCCGAACCAGGTGGGCACTTCAATCCCTCTATTAGCAAGGTAACGGCAGCCATCCTAGACTTACCGCACCGCCTACCAGCCGCAACAACCTTGAATCTCGTTTTGTCGGCAAAAACTGTCTGTTGCCACGGCAGTAAGGAGAAATTGAGATCAGCCATACTTTGCCTCTACGTCTTGGGGTTGTTCAGTATTCTCAACAATAACTGGTTCAGCACCAATCCCTGTTATGTTAATCGTCACTGCTGACCTTTGGGACTTATCCTTTTCAAACAAAGAAACAGGAAGAGTCCTATCAAGACACATCTTCAAAGCTACTAATTGATGGGGATGCTCATCATTAAGGGCTATCTCAATAACCTTCTGAGCCACATCCTTACCTCCAGACCTAATCATTAGCTCTTTAAGCTCCTTGAGACGTTGATGGTCTGTCTTAGGTAGTACAAGGGGTGGATTGTCAGCAAACCTCTGTATGGTCATCTTGACGCTTCCCTTGGGTCTTCCTCTTCCACGCTTTAGAGTCGTTTCCATGTTGTCCTTTCAATTTAGCTTTTTCGGTATAGG